AATAGCCTGTGCAATTTGAATGGCAACAAAAGCACTGGATTGTTTTTTCTTTAAATCCAGTTCCTTTTGAGCATATTCGCGTTCCACAGCCTGCCGTTTATCTGCATTATCACCGGCAAGTGCAAGTTGTTTATTTTTCTCTGCTTCCAAATTACTGGTTTCAATTTGCTGATAACCTTGCACTGCATTGGCAATTCTTCCGGTGATATCAACGGCAATTTGAGCATATTCAACGGCTTTCTGTTTTTTGAAAGCAGCTATTGCTTCGGCAGTTCCAGTCTCAGTTTCTTTTACTTCCTTCAGGTGAGCTTTCAGAGCTTTCAGGCTCTTCATGTAACCAAGTTTCTCCTGATCTAAACCAAGATTCTGTCGGATTCGGGCTATTTCTTCCAAATTAGCGGTTTCGTCTGTTATTCCAGCTTTCAGTCTTTTTTCTTTGGCTGTTTTTAAAACTTTATCGGCAGCAGTAACAGCAGCTTTTGCAGCAGTTACGGCTTTCTTTTTATCCGCTTCCGAATTAAATGTAGCATCACCAATTAATTCGGAGTAAGTAGTTGCCTCATCTAGCCTTTTTTGTGCTAAGAATTCCTCAAGTGCAAGAATCGAAGCATTATACTTTTCCTTATCTTTTTTGAGTTGATTGGCATTCCCTGAATGTAATTTCACATTCTTCTCTAATTCTCCCTGAAGGCGTTCGCGCTCTGTATTTTCAAAAATATTAGTAGCGTCCTGAATGGATTTATACGAATCTTCGACAGATTTTAGGTGTGCATCATTAGCCGTTTTTTGTTTATTAATCTGAATATCTTTAATCTGACCGTCCAAATCATTGTATTCTTTCGTGCCAGTTTTATATAAATTTCGTTTTTGTGTTAGAAAATCTACTTCTAAATCAAGTAATTCGGCATTATATTTATCTTCATCTTTTTTGCCGTCAATCCTATCCTGTTTAAGTAGATTTTTCTTTGCTGTAAGTTCGTTATCCAGTGCTGCAAGCATTTCAGCTATTGGTGTGTATCCTGTAGTTGGTTTGTCTTTGTTTGTGTTTTTTGCTTTGTCTTCCAGTTTCTTTATTTCATTATATTTCAAATTTGCGTATTTAAATGCTGCATTGGCTTGACTTATCTGGTCATTATAAAAATTCCATTTTTCAGAACCAGCTTCATATTCATCTCTTTTTTTGGAAATATCTCTTAAAAAGGTTTTATATTGATCCATTTGTTTTGAATAATATTCAGAAGTATTCATTGACTGGATTTCCTGATTATTTTTCACCGCATTAGCCCTGAATGTAGAAGATGCAGTTTCGTATGTTTTTATATTTTTATTAAGCTGGCTATCTTCTTCTTCCAGTTTTTTTATTTCTTTATCATGGTCTCCTGGTTCTGACCTTAATTTATTTAATTCATCCTGTATTTCAAGCTGACGTTGCATTGCTTTTACAGTAGCATTTTCATAAGCCTGAGCTTTAGAATTCAATGCAACGCTTTTCAATTTCATATCATATTGCTCGTTTACATCTGCCAAGGCAGAGGCAAGCAATTCGTTCGTAACTTTTTCTTTATCAATAAATGATATAAATCCAGGATATTTTTTGTTTAGTTCATCAATTAATCTACTTCTAGTTTGTTCATTCTCATTTGTATTTAAAATAGCTGCAACCAGCGACGTCAGTTCAGAACGTTGTTTGATAATTTCTTCCGAGTTTTGCTTATAAGCCTCTTTGTAATCATCCATTATAGCAATCTGAATCTTTTGTGCATCATTTAATTCTGTTGATTTTTTAATCCAGTCAATTAAATAAACAAGAGCAACCGCTATTGCAGAAGCTATTATACCCCATAAATTACCCTTCATGGTTTTATTACTTATAGCCGTTGCTTCTGCCAAAGCCATTTCAGCAGCAGTTGCTTCTTTAGTCAATGCAATTCTGATACGCAAAGAAAGTATTTTGATAGCATGTCCAAGTTCAACTACTTTATCCCACGCATACATAAGTTTGAGGGCAATAGTGGTTAAATTTGTCACAACAAGAAAAGCAGTGAATGCCGAAACAAGGGCTATAATAATTGTTGCATTTTCTTTTAATAAAGTAGGTAATTTAACCAGAAATTTGACAAACAGAGTACCGATGTTTGTTGCATTTAGCATTGCCGGATTTAGGTTTTTTACTAACTCCATTCCAAGCTCATTAAACTGATTCTTAGCCTGTGCGAGTTTAGCAGCCATTGTTTGGCTGTTTATTTTAGCCTGTTCGTAAGCAACAGATGTTCCTGTTACAGCTTTTGTCATTGAATCATATTTTGGAATACTATCCAATAATATCTGACCTGCAGTAACATTTTCGGCACCAAACATCTTAATAATAAGTGCATCTTTCTGAGCAGGATCATGCAAATCTTTCAGTTTCTTATTTACATCGGTCAATGCATCTCTGAAATTGAAACTCCCTGAAGCATAACCGACTCCGGCTTCTTTCAACTTAAGTAAGGCGCCACGTAATTTAGTACCCGCCTCTTCACCTACTAATTGTTTTTCGGCCAGTACTTCCAAAGCTCCAACAGTTTGCTCAAGGCTCATATTGGATGCATTGGCAACAGCTCCAACGTTTTTCATGGAGTCGGAAAGGTTATTCACTTCAGCGCTACCGGCAAGCGCTCCAGCACCAAGAGCATTAATTACACGACTTGCATCGGAAGATTTCAAACCAAACTGGTTCAATGAAGCTGCTACAGCTTCAAATGCCGGAACAGCTTCCATTTTGCCTGCTGTGGCAAGTATTAGAGCTTCCTTAGTTACGGCTGCCAACGCATCTCTATCTTTCAACAATTCAGGACGTTTACTTCCCATAATGGTCATACCGTCCACAATATCTTTTGACGACAGGCGAATACGTACACCTGATTCGGTCATTTGAGTAGATAGATCCTTTGCCTGTTTAGCCAACCACTCTATATCATTGTCACCCAGTCCGGTCAATGCCTTCAGATTTGCTTTTGAATCTTCCAATTGGTTTCGTTGATCCATAAAACCTTTTAATGCCAATGTAAATCCGGTTACAGCTGCAAATCCTGCCGTAAACATGGCAAAGTATTTATTTACTCCATTGGCAGCTTTACTCATCATACTGCCATTCTCACCCACCTGAGAATTCATATCCGCTTGCGCTTTGCTTACTTCGCGGGTTACACGGTCGTACTGCTGCAGTTTGGTTTTATGTTCATCCGTTCCGCGAGATGTAGCCTTCAGTTCCTTTTGCAGTTGCTTTTGAACTGCAATCAAATCATTGTACGATTGCCCGGACAGATTCTTCAGAACCGATTCGGTTTGTTTTAATTTCGCACGATAGTCTATTTCTGCTTGTTGACTTTTCTTGAGCTGATTTTCATTTTGCTTCAGTTGTTTCTGAAGATCATCCCATGCTTTACCGGAGTTCTTACCCTCGGCAGTGAGTTTTTTACTTTCTTCGGTCAGTGTCTGGATAGAACTTTCATATTTTTTTGTTGCTGCCGACATGGCTGCCATACCTTTACCATAATCCGAAGTTTCGAGATAAACGCGTATCCCACGGCTAAAATCGTTTCCCATTGTCGTAGAGTTTTAATTACAAGTACAAAAGAAATCATTACCTCAAGCCATTTAAAGGACACAAAAAAGCCCTCGTTTCACAACGAAGGCTTAAATAAAATAAACAATATTAATACTAATGAAAAAAACTAAACATGTCGGGCAGTACTTCTAATATTATGCGTATATCCGTATTCTGTTTGATAATTATTCAGCTTCCTATTGAGCCGTATATTATAACTAGAGTCATTGAATTTAATAGATGTAGCATTACCATTTATCGCCAGGCTTGGACCCCAGTCCGGATTCCTCCAGGTATCCGATTTCACCATTTGCACTGTGATTACTTTTTCTGCCGGAAGCGTTACTGCAGTAAAATTATAAACCGCCGTAGCAGCTTCAAAATTTACAGCCATTACCGGCATAGGTGTGATTTGCGTAATCACGAACGATTTTTGAATCATGTCAGTGGCCGTAGTCGCTGCATGGGTTGCCATTGTCGCCGAGAAAGTCAGCGAAAACAGCGCTAAGAAAAAAATCAATCTTTTCATAAGAGTAAAAATTTTTGTTGTTAATAATAAAACTATTTGTTGTTTGAAGTGACAAATTTTGAAATAAATTTCTGCCAAATAAAGGTCAACTTTCCGGCCGGTGTAAACTTCCATGCAAGTTGGAATAAAACACAAATACAAATCCCCGCAAGAAACCATTTCCACCAGTTACTCGCTTGTTCGGTTTTCGTTGAAACTTCACTTTTAAGTAAAGCATTCACTTTGCTCAGGCTATCAATTTTCAAATCATACGACTTTAAATAGGTGGCAAATAAGTTAGTCACTTCTTTTGCAGAATATAGCGTTTCAGTTGATTCAACAGCTTTTTTACCTTTACCTTTTACGGTTGTTTGTAAAGTTTCAGACACTTTAAGCGGTCTGTTAGGTGTACTGTCAGTGTATAGTTTAGGATCATAAACTATCGTGTGAATAGTCGTTTCTTCGGTCTCATTTTCATCTACTGAAGCAGTTGATTTGACTGATTCAGTAGATTTTTTCTCTGAATTGACACTAGTTGTCAAATTCGTTTTTTCGTCAGAAACTTTTGTTACCTCAGTATTTGTCTGTAGCTTTTGAGTAACATTCGTTTTCACAATTTTCTTAGCCGGTGCACACCCGACCAGGAGAATTACCAGGAATAAGATTAGTTTTGTTTTCATGTCCATCTACTTATTTTGTAAAATTGTTTTTTAAGACGTTTTTTCTTGAAACACCCATTTCCTTCACGGCTGCCGTCTTTATTCGTATTTCCTTCAACCGTTATGGCCATGGAAGAATCAGGCGGCCACTCATCTATAAATCCTTCGTGAGCTATTCTTCCCATATCTACAAAGAAAAGTCCGAAAACATCCGCCGTTCGTGGGGTTAGATTATTCTTTTTCCCGCGTGTGTAAATCGTTTTTTTTGCAGGAAACCAATTCGGGCAGTAACCTGAAATAATTGCTTTTACTCCAGCTTCCACAAACGAGAAGCAAACAGTCGCAGCGCACCAGGGATCACCCTTTTTTATGCCGGCAGCTTTTTGAATTTTCTCAACCATAAATCCATCATTGCGTCCGGTAAGTTCTTTAACTCCAATCAGCGACGTATATACTTTTTGAACTTTATTGATGCGTTCTAGCTCACTATCATTGCCATAGCAACTAATAGAACAACAATAAAGCAGTAAATAGAGTAAGTAAGTTTTTGTCTTTGCCATGGTGTGATATTATTTTTAAATTCATCTTTCATTTCCGTAGTCAGATACTTATGATGTGTGCCGAATATGGTCTTATAAGCCAACCATGCCACAGCCAGGAATACAAAAAGCATGAGCGGTGGAACGATCAATAATTGAAATATCCCGGCATCAAAAATACCTGAAGAAGGATCATACCATCTCAGAACGGGAACGCTAATGGCAAACACCAGCAATGCTGCCGGAACAGTCAGTAAAACATGATGTTTTTTAAAAAACGCCTTCACTTTTCGCTTTACACATTTTAATTTCTCGGATATTAAATCCTTTGCTTTCTGAAATAATGCTTTAATCGTTTCCATATCTATTTTTCTATTATAAAATTTTCAAACTCCTTTTTGAAATCACCGACGGCTTTATTCATAGCCGCCAACTCACCGTTTAATAAAGCCTTTCCTTTTTCGTCTCTAAGCTTTTTCAGGCTTTCAAGAGCCAGTTTTGTACTTTCGATCGATAGAAGAACTCCCTTGGTGTGCATCTGATGCATACACAAGTGTTTTTGCTCTTTTGCCCGAAATTCTTTTAGTTTTGCTTCTTCAGTTTCATCGCGTTTTCGTTGATTTTTATTGAGCATAAACATAAAAATACCGACTATAAGAGGCGATATGAGTAATTTCACAATTTCCATATTTTTTAATTTATCTGATAAATAATTATACTCTCCTTACAAGGAATTGCATCCGCTCCATAGAAACTCAAATTGTTAGGTTTCTTCAAATTTGAGATGCTCCCGCCTAAAAATGTAAGCAAATTTGGTGTAAGGTATGCCTTACCACTTCCACTAACTCCTAAAAATGTAAGCAAATTAGGTGGAAGATAGACTTCACCACTTCCACTTACCCCAACGAACTGAAGCTTTATATTAGGTGCTAATCTAGCCATACTAGTCTGCGTAATGAATGTTTAATTCAAGTTTAAAATACTTGATATTTATAGCTTGTAAACCACAGTTAGCTTGAGAACCTAATTCAAAGTTTTCGCTATCAGCTTCGGTAACTGCCCAATCCCCATAAATATCTAAATCTTTATTCGTAGTAACTCCAAATACTCCAAGTAAGTCAGAGAATAAAACTGGTTGCTCTGATTTTGCTCCTGATATGTGATACCACATCTTAGTCACTCCAGTAAACTTAGCCGAAAAACGTGGGAAAGCTGATGCTGCCAACGCATTATCAAAAGGTATAACTTCAACAGTCTCTACTGGAATGTTGCCTGCTGTAAACGGTTGAAGCTTCCCAAACCAAAAACGCTTAGTGATGCCCGACTCTAAGTAAGAGTTCATTCCATCAAATGAATACCCTCTAGGATAGAAAAAAACATCTGTAACTACTCTATTCCAGTACTGGTCTTCATATTGATTACTGGCATAGAAGTTACCCTCTGAATCTCTTGTGAGTATGTTTGGAACATTAGCTGTGTCAACTCCACTGGCATCAACATCAGTAATATCATTGAATGTCATCCCACCCAGATTACCTGAATAAGCGCCCACGAACGCGCCTGTGTTCGACATATAAAGTGCTTGGTTATCCGCATTTAAGTATAGTGAATAATCTATTGGAGTACCTCCATTATAACGATTAAATATAGGAGTTCCATTAATGTCATCTACTACCTTACAACTCTCTGAATTATCTGGTTTAAGGGCAAATAACGTATTTATGCTATTCAGTAAATAAGTTTTATTTGTGGAATCTAGGGTATCTGCATACGCAGTTAATGAATCCCTAATATCTTGAATCCATGTAGCCTCATCATTTCCATAAGTGATTGGAATAACTGAACCGTTCCACAACCATTGAGTTAGTTTTCTAAATAAACAATAGTAAAACTTTGTCACATCTGTAGTGGTGTTAGAGAATCTAAATAAGTCCACACAATTTGTTATTATGCTGTTACTTACTATGTTATTCAACCCACTATTACCATAAGCTCCAGCATAATTCTTATAATTAATAATTGTGTTATTGACGACGCCAATACTTATGTCGTTTATTAAAGTTGTTGAAGGACACCCACATGCTTTAAAATCTTCAATTAAGCAATTCCGAATAAGAGCTTTTACGTCATAAATCCCAGTATCTCCTGTTAATGATTTTATCCTACAATTTATGATTTGTGAATTTCCACTAGCAATACCAACTAAAATATTAATTTTTATATTATGAATACATTGAATATAGCCATTACCAGCACCTCCATAACTTACAGTTCCTACTACTTCGGCATCATCTCCATCCCCAATTAAATTTTTACCTGCTGCTAAAAGTTCAATATTTTCAGTACATTGCCCTCTAATAATTAAATTTTGTAGTGATAATGTTTTTGCGTAGGTAATAGTTCCAACGGGATTACTCCTAGCACCATCATTAGTGTCTAAACCAACCCCCGCAAAAATGTGAAGGGTATTTGCATCCGTCAAGGGAGTAATTTGTTCTACCCAAATGCCTGACGAAAATACTAACTTTTTAAAAAGCTTAGTTCTAAATAATTGATTGCTCATCTTTATTCAATTATATATTGTTTGAAATCCCAGTTTATAGATTCACTGAAATACTCCACTCTTACTGTAAAGTACTCTGTAGCGTGTGATAGAGGTCGTCCAAAATCATCTTTAGTTTCAAAGTCTTTTAGTTCGACCTTTACATTTTCACCGAACCACGCTTGAAAAAGTGAGGTTTGTTCTTGAAGTGATTTACCCAATTCAAAAGGTATGTTTGCTATTATTGTTGCCATTTTATATTCGTGTTAGAGTTATTGTTGCCGTGGCCGAAGTTTCCCCAGCCTTAATATTTAAATCCATTTTCATTTCTGTTCCCATTGTCAGAACTACATCTACCAAGGTTTCTTCAGTATATTCATCTTCACCTATTTGCGCATATACGCTATCACAGTCACTCATCATATCCACTTTCGTGATTTTCAGATCAGAATCAGTATCTTTGAATTTGCTCAGCGAAACCATGACATTTGCGTTGGTCTTTACAAGAACTAACTTCACAGGCACTTTCAGGGCAGCAAGTATTACCGCCAATTCTTCCGGAGTCACATTCACAGGCTTCAGATTTTTATAGGTATTTATTCCATCTGCCTTTTTGACTAAATGCGTATCTGTACAAAAAAGCTCAACGCCTTTGTCATACACTAAATTCTTAAACTCAAATTCAAACTGAGTTCCCCAAACGGGGATTGGTGCTTGTTTTTCCATTTTATTTAGTCATTTACATTTAATACTCCATAGGTAGGAGTCACATCTTCATAATATTGAGTTTTCACCCAGCCTTTTCCATTGTGAATCCATTTTTTCACCTCATTCGTTATAGGCTCTACATATACGAATATCTGTCCGGGGTCTTCAAAATCGGGAATGATAAATCCGGTACGTAGAATACTTTCAAAATACATAACAGGGCTGTAATAATATTGATTTCCTACTTTCGCATACCCACGTATGTAATAAGTAGCTGTGCCTAGCTGTGTAATTCTTTTGCTGAATGTATCCGTACCTTCCGTTACCGGAACTTTGAAGGCATATTGAGCCGTTGGTACCTGAATATTGGTAGAATAAAGAAAACCTTTTTCAGCTATCGTATTACCATTGGCAGCAAGTTCGGCATTTATATCGAATGAATTTTCCGTTAGTTTAGTCATGGTGATTGACACAGCGGGATTTCCTTCCGATACGGCCAAGGTATCAACTTCTATTTCGTCACCCCAGCTGTAACCTTCCGAATTCAGTGCAAAAGGTCTGATAAAGTAATGCGTTGCAGGAGTTAAACCCGATAGGATTAAGCTGTAATTCAGACTATCAGGATCGTTAGGTCTAACAATTAAGTCCGTTTCCAACAAATCCCTGTCAGTAGGAATGGTGACCAGACTATACACTATTCCTTCATCGGTTGGTAATGGCAATGCCTGAAGCGTCACATGTACCGAAACGGTAGTATCAGTGGAGTCCAGCACTTCGCCTAGCGTAAATATTGGAACGAAGGGCAAAATCGGATCGAACGTGAAACTGCTTTGGTCTCCCCAGAATAGTTGGTCATCTACCAGCGTATAAGGTCGCGCATAATATAGATTTTCTTCTACCAACCCCACAAAATCCACAACATCGCCCACAACTACGGCATAGTCATCGGTTTTTGTGGTCTGAGTGGTAGGTATCGGAGCTACATCCCAGCATACGCCAACTTCTTGAATAATATTACCTCCATTTGAAAGGATGCGTACTCGTTGTGATACATTATTGGTATTATCCATGGTAGGCGCATCGGCCACCACACTCGGAGCTACAATAGTATCATTGGCAGTAGTGAAATTCAGCACCGAACTTTCATAAGTCGCATCAGCCACCAGATAAGATTTCATGCTGTATTGCGTATTTTTCAATAAACCGGTAACCGTTTTATTTATAGTTCCGATGGTGGTAACTCCGGCACAAATTACGGTAGTCCAATCACTGTCAACCGATTTTTTGTATTTAAAACCTATTTCGGTAGCTGTTTTACCGGCTAGTGAACTAACAGCACCATTCAATTGCACAGAAGTATTCAGCACATTGGTTGGATTACTTACCGATAAACTAGGATTTACAACTGCCTGAAGTGTGGTAAAACTAATTACATCGCTCTGATAAGCCGTTCCCTTGCTGTTGGTTGCGAAACCTCGTAACCAATACTGAGTGGCAGGGGTTAGCCCGGTTATTTCATGCGTAAAATCATTTGAAATGGGTGTTTTAATAAACTTGCTGTTGGCCGTAGTCGGATTGGGACTGGTTCCCCAACATACACCAATTTGAGTAATGGGCGAACCACCATCATTATCCATTTGAATTCGTACTTTTACACGGGTAGAAGTATTTTCAAACGGAATACCCGAATAAACATGAGGAAGTTGAACATCCACCAACGTAGTAAAATCAACACCGGCACCGGTACTTATTTGATACGTAGTTGGTGCAGTATTGAAATACTCCACTCCATTAATTTTGATAAAGAAAGTATTGTAATACTTAGTATTAGCTGTAAGTCCGGTAATTATCTTCTCACAACTGTTTGAATTGATAGTAGCAATAACCCGGGTACCTCCATTCAAATGAGGATTACTCATTGTTCCATAATAAAATCCGGCTTCCTCAATGACATTATCATACGGAGTAAACGAACCTCTTAATGTGGCAGAATTGATAGTGACATTATTGTGAATGCCTAGCGTCACAACAGGAGCCAGAAAAGCTGGCAACGTGGTTACACCATCTACTATTTCGTTGGTTGAAAAATCAGCACTGTAAAGCCTGGTTTCGGTAGAATATTGATACGTATTATCCGCAAATTTCAAATAGAAGCAAATAAAAAATTTTACTCCAGAGCTTAATCCGGTTATTTTTTTAGTCCAGCCATTGATTGAATCTCTATATATACTATCAGCTGTTACTTTTTGGCTGTAATCACCTATAGTTGGAGTAGGATTGGTATTGGAAACAAGAAATCCTTTTTCAATGATTTCTTTGTCCATAAAAGTATGGCTACCGGAAGCGGTTAATTCTGTTTTAGACACACTCATTACTTCGATAGTATCCAATACATTATGATCGGTAATTGGAGCGATATAATCATATCCTTTCCAATTAGTTCGGAACTGAGGCAAAGCAATGCCGGGAATAACTTCAATATACCATGCTTCCATGGCTGCCTTAATCCAATCGGCCTTTACACCACCCACACTGAAATAATTATCCCAGTACTGCGTATCGTAACCGGTAATAGCTCGGTTCAATGAATCATATTCACCGTCCAAGTTAGGAAAATCCTGCGCTGATCGTGATCTGTGACCAAAATCCCGCCATACCGGAGCAATCAACGAATTAATCCCGGCATCAGTTTTGGCTATAATACCATTATAAGTGGGATCAGTAAGAAACGATATATCAGTCTTATCATACTGGTATTCATGATAAAAGCGTGGGTATAAATCCTGTCCCCAAAGTGGGTTAAATGATTTATATTCAAAGCATTTAATTCCGTAATTAGTCACACCATTTGCAGCTACCAAATATCTCCAGTTACCGGTAAACCTACCGAAAACCATACCTTTCACACCCTCAATACCTGCAATTGAAAACACAGCAGGATTATCATTTAGCGCGATCCCAGACAGCAAGTTAGGATTAACGGTCCGCATGGCAATAGTTGTTGCATTGCTTTCATAAACCAAATTCCCATTCGCATACACCAATTTACCATCTATCGACGGTTCATAATTGGTATAGGTTTTTCTTATTTCGTTCGTATTTGCCATAGTACATTAATTTAATTCAATCCATTGTCCCTGCAACCAGGTAAATTCAATATCGTCCACCACCCATTTACTCACGCCTTCAATCATATCATGAGTTAGCGACGGATCTGTTTGCTGAAAGAATGTGGTTTGAACGGTAGTTCCACCACCATTTCCACTACCACCACCAAGTCTTTCAGTTTTTATAATTACTTGCTGGCCGGTTGCTCTATTTACACCTAAAACAAGATCATCCGGTAATAGGTCCCGTCCTATTTCGTCAAAATCTTCCGGGAATCTTTTCAATTCGTTTTCAGCCATTATATTAATATTTTAAAATCAGTAGAAGTTACTATTTCATTATCCGTTGTTCCGAGTATTTCATCTCCTTTTTGAAGTAAAGGACTATAATTGTTATCCGTATCAAGCAATTCAAAAATTATCGAAATGGGTACCGGAACTGAAGCAGTTGATTGAAACAAGCTACTATCTGTTTTTATTTTAACCGCATATTCTTCACCGTTAGCCATCAAATAACACTCTTTACTTATCAAAGCATCGATTAGGAATAACCGTTCCTCATTCGTTTTATATCCAATTTCTCCCTTATACACATTTATAAAGGTTTTCCGTTGTGCCGTCGAAACAAAATCTGATATATCCTGATCCCATTCCGATATCGTCGATTGTTCCGAAAAAGCAGGGTTGTAATCTATCAAACCCTCTATTGAAATTATTTCAAGCACTCCCAAAGAGTTTCGAAATTTCAAAAAATAATCATGTTTTTCCGTTACTTCAGTAATTACAATTGTACAGGCGTAACCACCAGTCGATGTCATCACATCAAATTGAGAAATCAATTTATTTTTTGAACTCATTATCTGCTGACGGATTGCATTGAAATCTATTTCTTGTAAACTTTCAATTGCATCATTGCTGTGATCATAAGTAACTAATATTTCACCCGCCGATTTCAACACAAAATTAAAGCCTTGAGCATAATACTTTAGAAGAAGTAATTCATCTTCAGGAATAGTTATTATTCGGTTGTTGGTCCGCGTACTCAAAAAGAAATTCCGGGAAACGTTTTTCAATTTCCATTCGAAAATATCAGAGCCGGCACTAACTAACTTTCGTTGAAGCAACTTACTTATTCCACCACCGTAAACTGTGAACTCAACCAGATATAAACTATTTCCTTCATTATTTTCGTCCACATAATTGTTTCCTTCACTATCTACAGTTACCATTTTAGCCGATAATATACCGGCTGTAGTTGCAAGGTTTTTAAATAACTCAGATACATCTACCTGTGCAGTTCCGGTAATTGAATACGCACTTCCATCATATAATAATTCAGAATAATTTACGCCTGAATATACTCTATACCGTGTCGAAGCATTTACACCCGTCCATATATTTAGCAATATTGGATTTCCGGCTAAAAATCGAATCGTGTCGTTTGCTCCCATTTTTAATATGTCTGAATAATGAAATGTTTAACCATTTCAATACTGATCTGTTGAGTCTCAAAAAAATCCCTGCGTTCCGCACTCGGATGACTTACAAATTCAAATAAATCAGCACTTGTCAACCAGGCAAAACCCTTCCACGCTCTATAAGCTGTTAGCATCGTGTCTGCATCTATTATTTGCGGAGATGTTACCGGAGTATTTTGGTTTTGTTGTAAAATCATGCTCAAAAATATAATATTACTATTCGTATCTAAAGGACAAAAATTTCAACGATCTGCATAAGCCCTCAATGTTCGGAATTTGACTTCACACTCACTAGGCTTATTAGTAATTCGCTTTATTTCCTCAAGCAATACCGGATCATTGTCTATCAATACGGGCATATCCAGCTGAAGACCTTCAAGTACATGAACAGGAATATTCATATTTACCGTTCCCGGAATATTACTGTTTTTCAAAAAATCAATATATTTTCGGTAAACTAATTTCATGCTCTTTGTATCATTCAATTTCGGCACGTAACTCCGATGAAATTTCAACCAATTATAACAATCCAGTACAGAAGGATCATAACAGATTAGTTGCACATTAGTAGAAGTATTCGTAGTTTCAGTAATTGTTTTTAAATCTATCTGAACTTCAGTATTAACATGAATAATTCCATCAATACTAACAAGTGGCATTATTACTTTTTGAATATGCGGATTCACATCTTCACTTCCTTTAGCCGTAATAGGAATTTCAACTACTTTTTGCTGCATCGGAGTAAATTGCAGCGTAGTCGTATCAGTTTGCTCTGTATCTGTATTTTTTCCGGTACCGTCAGATATGATCAACGATTTAAACTCCGGTGCTCCTGGCTTAACCGGTCCCGATTTATATTGTGTCAGATTTTCTACCGGATTAGACCCCAGTACATTATCATACATTCGGAATTTAGCCACCCGGGTAACTTCATTCACCACAAATTTTCCGGCAAATTTTTCATTAATAATATCCAGAAATGCACTGATTTTTATGTCAGGAAGCAATTGCTTGATTTCCAATTTTCCTCCATATATCGCATCAGCCACATTATTAAGCAGAAGGAAATTATTCAGCGACGTAGTATTTTCAGTAGTGGCCAGCAGATAGTTATCTATCTCACTCAAATCCACCTCATACCCATATTGCCCAAAAATCGTTTGGAGAATGTAGCGTAATTTCAAAAAAGGAGTCATTCCATATCCTTTACCAATAGAAATCACAGCACTATCCTGTATCATTACCTGGTCAAACTCGCCCTCAAATCGTTCGGCCACATAATAATCATCCAGCGCTTGAGGAATAATGGTTTGGTGTTGTTCAAATCCATTCAGAATCAATAAACCGGGCACATCTTCTATGGCATAGCTTGTTTCATTTGACTGAAGTACATTTTTTCGCCACGTAAATTCCTGCGAAGTAAGTACAGGAACCACCCCAAATCGATTATTACCATCATTGGCCGGAGTCTCATATATTTCCTTCAGCAGAGCCACCAGATAATTCACCCGCATTTCGTCCGATACAGTAGCATAGTTCGGATGCTTCACTTCACCCCAGTTCAAGCCTATCAGATTCTTATTTTTTATTCGACTATAAAAATTGGCAATACCAAAATACAACGTGCAGTTAATGCCAGCACTAACATCCGGATTATTAATGCTCAGGTTAGCCAGACGTGAACTTATGCCATCCACTGCCATCACATCAATGTCGGACATCGGTTTATAATATCCATCCAGCCTATTAGCATAACCGCATAATTTTAGATTCTTCGGACTATCAGGAATAGTCACCGGTGCCGTTTGTTCACCAGCATCACTCAGCATTTCATTATACTTTGTAAGCTCTACCGCAAAATCAGAAGGCAGATCGAAATCTATTCCGTTACTTATTATTCTCATGGTCACTCAGGTAAAAATATACTATTCATATTTACAGCTATATCAAGACTGTAGTTAGCCACTATATCAGCCAGTTCGTCCATATTATTACGGATAATATCATTAAACCAGTATTCGGATGTTCGGTTTCCTGTTCCCATTCTGCCCTGACTACTTTCTTTGGTAGTATGTATTTTCCCGTACTTATCTGTCCATTTGCTGCCGGTAAGTCCGCCGTAACCACGCCCGGCTCCTTCGTGTAAGTAAACTCCGTGCCGTGCCACCGAAAAGCCAACCGATCGGGTTTCAAGCTTGTAGGCTTTATCAAACCTGAGATTCAATTTTATTGAATCGCTCAGGCGTGGAAACTCGTCTGAAATAGGACGATCTTCATGACCAAAGCGCGTTTGTGCCGATTGCTTGAGTAATGCTTCTACTTTTATGCCCCAGTTCCTTACGCCTTTATTGAAGTTATTTACAGATTCAATATCTTTTACCCGGAGAAACATGTCCGTATCACTTTCGGAAATGAAAGTTATACGAGGATTATAATTTGGAACTACAATGGAAGGTATCTGTATATGTCCGGCACGGGATATCCTGACCAGTTGCTTGAATGAATTAGCGTTCATGCTCGTTTTAGCATCAACCCAATCCGAAGTTGTCCATTCCTGTAGTTCGCGACCTATCATGATTCAGCTACCCAATAGTCTTCAATAATCTTATAATTTACGCCATGCTGGAGTTGAAATCCTATGATCACTCCATATAGGTTATCACCAATTGGCCCGATACTGGCAATGGTGAATGAGCTGTTCAAAAGTCCGGTTAATCCTTTCTGGAATTTTCGACTTTCGGCAATAAGTTTTGCCTGTATCTGAAGTGCATTGGCTTCGCATATAGCCTGAGCATTAAGTATGTCGGATGGATCATCATTCTTTGCCGGCATTATCAGCATAAAGAAAAATTGCGGTTTCTTGAGTAATGCTTCAGCATCGTTATCTTCGAATGTTGAATCTTTACCGTCGATTGCTACCAATACCGGATAGTTTATTTCCGATAACCGGTTGCTGATACTGGCCAGCGTGTCGGAGTTCGGTGCTTTATGAAATGCTTTTTCAGCTTTTGGTTGGAAAAGTTTCATTGTTTTGGATAGATCCAAACCATAAGCGAAGTGATCATATTGTTCCATAATCCTGAGTATGAATTTATGGATACAAAAAAAGCCACAATCAAGTGGCTTTTAAAGGACATAAAAAAGGAGAATTCTCCCTTTTTATTTCTCGAATGGTATTTCAATTGATTTATTTGCTAACCGCCATTCTTCAATTGTCATCCGGCGCGTGACATTGATATTCTTTTCAATGTTTTTCAAAATCCCATCGGCAATTCTGAAATTTGTTTTTGCAGTTTCTCGTTGATCCAATAATTCGTCGGTTACTTTTTTTTGCTGAGCGAGGAAAATTTGTGGTTCGGCAAAGTGACTATACAATGCCCGATAGCATTCAACTTGATATTTTGCCACGGCTTCCTGAGCTTCCGGCTTTACGTTTTTCGGGTTAATGGTAAACAGCCATCCGAATATAAATTCATAGGGCAAACATACCATTTCATACTCTTTTCCATCACTTCCAGTTGTTGGGCTCAGCCCAACAACTGAACTCAAAAATTCATGCTCTTTTAACTTAGAATATTGAGTAGGATAATCGATTCCTAAAGCATCGCAAATTGGCTTAATTGGAATCAATTTTTCAGTTTCGTCAGTAGCAATAATTACTACATTGTTGATCGTTGCAATTTCATTTTTGTTCATTTTTCTTAATTTTAAATGGTTGATAATAGAATTATTGCACAAATGTAATGTAACTATTTGTTAATCAGATAGTTAGCATAATAATATAACAAAGTTTAACTTTCAGGTAACAATAACCGGATAAACTCTACTAACCGAAAAAATGCAATATCCTTTTCTTCGGCAGAGAATGCACCTTTAGGCATTGCCGGATCGAGCGGTGTGATCATTTTAAATGCTTCCGCTTGGGTGGTTGGGGGTTTGAGGGTGTGGTTCATTTTTCAGTAATTTTACAGGTTTCAAGGATAGTTCTTAGTCTTCGCATGGTATCGCGAAGTCCTTTTACGTCAAAAAGCATCATTTTAAATATAGATCCATCTTCGTCAACGGGTATGCCACCCGATTGAACATCAATGATAAGATCCATTACTTCGCTCAGCTTTTGTTCGGCATAGTCTTCATTCTCTTTTTCTTGTTTCATGAATTTTACCAATTCGTCGGTTATTTCCATTCCATTGATGACTATCATAGCGTAAACCCTTCCGTAAAATCAATGGTTAAACTAAATGAATCGCTGTAAAAAGTAACCGAATCACAATCGGTTTTAGTCATCATGCCCGATATGGCCATGTAATCACGTTTGCGGATTTCCTTACGGGCTTCGCGCACAAACTGATTAAATACATGCAATGCTACATCAATAGTAGCTTCTTTTTTGATTTCTACCGGTGTGTGTTTTACCGGCTTTTGCGGGCGATGCCTGCGGATGTTGGTGGTTGTGTTCATTTTGGGTAGTTCTGTTTTTAGTTTTTTGGCAATAAAAAAGCGATGCCAATATCACGCTACAGAACTACCCAAAGGCTGATACCGCTCCAAACGGCTCGTGATATAGCATCGCTATATTTTAATAAATTTGATTTTATGGCATAAAAAAACCACATCGTTATGTGGCACATAGTGCCTTTGTAATAGTTCTGTACTGCAAAGATGCAGAGTTATTTTTAATTGACAATGAAAAAATCAATAATTTTTATATAATTCTTCAAAAAACTTGCCTTTACCTTGTGAAATATGTTCATCCCAAGTAGATTTATCCCAAACTTCAAGTCGTTGATTTGCTAAAATCTTTATAATTAATTGATTTGGCTTCATCTTTATTTTTAATTTTTCCAATTCAATAAGTTGATTATCGACTTCAACCTGTTCAATTTCAGGTATATTTTGTCTATATAAATAATTACGAATGTCTTTAATATTGCTGGTCATTCCCCACCAACGAATTAAAATTACAATTGCAATTAACAAAGATATGATTGATGCAATGAATTGAATATTACCAGTATTTTCCATGATATAGTTTTTTATTGTTTTATAATTAAATTATTTTCTGTCATAATATTCATTTATCCAGACTTCTAAATTTGGAGTAAAATGGGTTGTTGCCCATGCTCCATTATTTCTGCTTTTACCTTTGATATTGTAAAATATCCACAATTTATCATACGATTTTCTGGTAGATCTGATTTGATAACCAATCTTAGTTAATTCATCTTTCGTTATTTTTTTTAATAATCGAACTTCAATGTTACACTTATTGAACCCAAATCGAGAGTCAACATGAGGTTTCTCAGAAATAATTTCATAACCTAATTGAGAAAATGCATTCAGACTGATGAACACAGCCATTACAGCCAACAATAAAACTTTTTTCATAAACATAAATTTTTAGAGGGTTGATATAAAATAGATAATAGAAAACAGTACCAGCATAATTATACCGGCAATAAGATTATACAGCATTCGTTTTTTAAGTGATAACATGATGCACAAAGATATAAAAAATGTTTAAACATTGTGCAATCCATGCACAACATCGTATAATACTGCACAACTACGAACAAAAAAAAACCGTTCCGAACTTCACAGCCCAGAACGGTATCAACCTTTAAAAAATAGTCATGTACAAATCACAAAGAAAACAAGTATTTATGGAGTGGCAGTTTCTTTTTCTTCTTGCTCAAGCATATAGTCGAGTGAAAAAAGTATGTTATATAACATATCTTGCTTGTAAGCACGTTTCTTTTCCGGATCGGCTTTGGCAATATAGTCAAGCAGTTTCTGTTGTCCATCGTATGGGTTACCGGTGGCAGCTTCGCCACCGCTAAATACCCGGTCGAACTTTTCGGCAATAAAACGGCAGCTGCCTATCCAAAACCAAATGGTCAGAATCACCACTTCCGGCTTCAGGCGTTTCATATATTCCAGATTCAGATCATCCGGATTAAACTGGCTTTTGTCTCTCCTGAACATACACCCAATCCAGGCATAAATCGCTTCAGGTTTTTTTTCCTTCATTACATCGTATGTCTGAAGGTAAATATATTGGTTATAAATCAAATCGGTCATTCCTGTTTTTGGTCCATAGAATTTACGTCCACGAATTTTGATTTCAGGATATTGATTTACGGTTAACCGGTTGTCCAAAAAACAACGTCCATCCTTATCCGGTTCGGTAAATAGGTAATCGAAAGCAGCTGCTGCACCGGTTACATCATTGGCCGTAATAGCAAAAATGTTTTTATCAATCTTCACACGGAAGTATCCCGGATTCTTCATCCGCTTTACCACAGCTCCGAGGCAGATAAACAGCATTTTGACTTTAATTTCCTGTATCGGTAATTCTGTACCAACTAACCTGGATAAACTTATAAGTTGATTCCTGGTCATTTCGTCCATCTTTCCCGGCAGAGAAAAAGTATAATCACCGATATGAAGTGTTTTCATTATCCGAATGAATTAAAAATTTTCATATCAGCCGAATTGAAATCCATAGCCGAATTGATCGGCTCAATACCAAGCTCCATAGCGTACTTATTTAAAGTTTGCTGTATTTTGTTGTAGTAAAAAACGGCTTGGTCGGAAAAGAAATTCCCCTCATTTTGAGGATCGGAATAAAGTGGCCGGATAAGCGGTTTGTACTCCGGTGTTCCTGATTCGGTACGGTTCAGTTTACTCGCCTGGCTTGTGTGAAGCTCCGCTGTCTTACAAGCCACAAATCTTTGAACGGCAACAATCAGAGCCTTTTCTATGTCTGTTTGTGTATCGTTCAATTTTTCCCGGATAGTTGTGTCCAGTATATCTCCCAAAAGTTCGGTGATATAACGCAATTCAATCATGCTCATAGTCGGACGGAAACTTTCAAAAGTCAATCGGCTGTAGTCGATATCAACCAACCCAATTTCTTGAAACTGCGTAGCAGATTGAATGTAATTGCCACCGCGTAGGGTATAGAACCGGCTGTTTGTCCATTCCGGAAAATCTGCCGCGTTCGCTTCCAGGTATTCAAGTACCTGATCGAGATATTTAAAACCTCTTCGTTCCAGGCTTTCTTCTACTTTGCCAATTTTGGTATCTGAAGCTGCTACCGATTCACCTTGTTTAGACTCAACTGTAAATCCTTTATCGCCAAACCGAACGGATAATTCAGCATTCCCAAGCCATATGGCCAATGGTCCAAGTGCTTTCTGGACTAAATTATATAGCGGTTGATAATCTTCATCCAGTTCGTCAGCTTCAAGCGCTTCCACCAGCTGCGTACCCAGGTAATGATTTAAAAAAATATCCCGAGCCGTTTGAAGAAACGGTTCAACCCGTTCGAAAGGAATTGAAGCATTAATGCTTACCGTTTTTCGAAGTTGATCTATTGTACTTATAATTGCTGCCATAATTTAAACTTTTTGATTTCCAACTGATTTAATTTGTCCGGTTCCATTGTCGACAGTGGTAAGCATAATATTCGGTACCACGAAATGAATATCCGGATCCCACTTATTTATTTCCTTCACGATATAGAGTGGAAGGACCAACAAATCACGAATCGGTTTCATCATGGCTTGCTTGATAATAAACAATTCCCTGGCTTCCGTACCGTTTATGCTCCCAGAATTTCCCGAAGCTCCGATTATGGAAGGATGAATTTCCATGGCGTAACAGATAGCGTCTGTTACTTCCTGAGAATCTTTCAGATATTCGCCACCGGATAGTTTATTGTCAATTGGTTTGATAATGATATCTTGAGTCTCAAATCCTTTAATTCGGTCATAATCAAACTCAGACACAAACGATTTACCGGCATTTTCTTCACCGGATAGAAAATCATTCATATCCTTCAGGAACTTTTTCCGACGTGCCAGTTTTGCTTTCACATCGGTATCAGGAATTCCTTCCGACTTGAATAATTTCGTCCAAAAATCTTTGTGAATGGTGACATGGAATTTCAAAACCATTTGATTTTGAATCAATGCTTTCCGTAATTTCGGAATGGCACAGGCGAAATCATACAATCCGGATTCGAAAATAGCCCACCAGTAAGGTTTTCCGTTGTAGTATCGTCCGGGTGTTGGTTGCATCAGTTGCACGATATAACTGAAGTCTTTTGGAACTTCAGTTTTACCTTTCATATTCAATGTAATTCCACGCCGTACCTTCAGGTCCCGAAGTGGAGTACGGCGATCGAGCAGTGGAGTTGCTTTTAAATCCGGTTGACTGCCTTCATGCCATTTGGTGGAATAACCATGGTATTCAATAACTCCGGTATCAGGGTTTGCTTTTGAAATCCTGCTGTTCACCGATTCAACGGCATTTAGTTCTACAATTTTATTAGAATTATCTCTGGCAAAAATCAACTCACAATACGATTCAAAAAAAACAACAATATCGTTGGCCCATTCCTGAGTACAATTGTTATAATTATTATCAAGCAGAAACTGGAAGATATCTTTTAGTTCGCTTGACAGCTGCTCAACAATTTTGATCTCTTTCGTAACCGGATCACGTTCTTTCTTTACCACCATGATTCCATCACCATATGCCATCTTACTATTAAATTGCACATTGGCGCCAAGTGTAGAATTGGCATAAACTTTATCCATCACTTCCACCGGTTGTTTATTCCCGATCCCACGTTGCACGAATTTTATTTGCTTGTTTTGCATGTTCGTCGGAGTAAGATCCTTTGTTGGAGTATTTGTGTCTCCAACCATTTCTTTCGAATCGGAAAATATAACCAACGCTTTACTACCTGATAAGTAAGCCGTATTCTCGAAGAGAAAAACCTCTGAGTCTGATTTTTTTGCCATTATATATAAACTTTAAATTCGTTGAACCTAGTAATTAAAATCTTACGGAAAGAATGAGGCTTGTTTTCCCCTTCAGGGATAATGTTTACAGTTGATCCTTTAGAATGAATAGTGGAGAACGTAGCATTATTATATGTTTTTAATTCTCCGTTCTTTTTAGCACATTGAAAACTGAACGGTTTCGGTTTCCCTTTTTCCTTCAACTCCATCAGTTCCCAAATCTTCGACTGTTTAATCAGTTTTTCCATAATCTATCTTTTCAAGTTCAAAAATACTTGTCACTATACCGGCATTAAAGGACAAAAAAAGTGCACCGAGCTTCACAGCCAGATGCACTTAGCACACAAAAGTATTTTTTCATCTCTACCCCTTGCGGGTGCTTGCGTCTTTTTTGCTACTTTTTTGACGCGACAAAAAAGTAGTCGCTACTCACAGCTTCACCCTACTGGATTGTAGTGTGAAGCCTATTTAATTGCATTCAAATAAATCATATTTACATGCTGATTTCAATCCTATTTAATCAAAAAAACTTTTTAATCTTGGAAGATAAAAATTTCAAAATGATTTTATAAATCACATCTATTTGCGTTAAATTTCAAAAATCAGACTATTCCAGTAAAAATGTGTTAAACTTTTGCGTAAAAATTTAATAATCAAAATAATTAAGGGGTGTGTGAGGGGAATTTTTTCCACTCTCTGTTCCTTGGAACCACGCAACGCC